AAGGCATCGGCATCGAGCGCGACCTCGCCGGACTGCCTGTCATGTGGGTTCCACCCGAACTATTATCCGCGAACGCTAGCTCGGATGATCGGGCACTTGCGACACAGCTTAGGCGGATCATTACTTCGATCAAGCGCGACGAGCAGGAAGGCATCCTGATGCCACAGTCGTTTGATGAAAATAGTAATCGCGTCTACGACCTCACACTTCTATCGACGGGCGGCACTCGACAATTCGACACCACCAAGATCGTTGGCAGATATAACCAAGCTATTGCAATGTCAGTCCTGGCCGACTTCATCCTACTAGGTCACGAGAAGGTCGGATCGTTCGCATTAGCTAGCTCGAAGACTGAGATGTTTGCCTCTGCAATGGGCGCGTTCATGGATGGCATCGCTGACGTATTCAACCGATTCGCCATCCCACGGCTATTTGCACTCAACACTTTCAAGGTGAAGGACTTCCCGAAGATTACTCACGGTGATATCGAGACAGTAGATCTGGCTGAGCTTGGATCTTACGTCACTAGTCTTGCTGGTGCTGGCATGTCGTTGTTCCCAGATGAGGATCTTGAGAACCATCTTCGTAGTCAGGCGAATTTCCCAATGTCAAATACGGATAAGGCGTAAAAACTAACGGGTAGTATTGATGAGCAGTGAGAATGGGCAGTTACATTGGCGAACAACTATCAAAGGGCACAATGATAGTGTTTGCAATAGTGTGGATTTCTGGTTGGATGATCTGGAATCGGTTAACAAAGAGCCGAAGTTTCCCAAGGTCCCACGGACCAGGGGAAGACCAATCTCGCCGGAGTTCCAAGCCCTACACAACATTGCCCGTCGTATTAGACCACTCGTCCGAGGTTCGCTGGTTAGAGGTATACGCGATTTCCAGAAGAACATAGATCTGAATGACCTGGCCGATGCTATCTCCAGGAACAATGCCCAGGATGCATTCGACGTGGTGCCGTGGGAAGACTTCAGGGGTGCGATCAAGGGCGTCGATATGGCGATCCTCGAAGGTGTATCCGATTCCGCTGCTAAGTCGAAATTCCTCTTCCGTCAATCAATCAAAAAACTAATTCCAACTCTTCGGCCTGATGTAGTCTTCAACGCCGATAACCCTGCTATACGTTCTTGGATCGACTCCCACATTGGCGAGCTAGTTCAGAACGTGCAGTCCGATACGCAGAAGGGCATCCAGAGGATCATCGCCGATTCGATGAACGCAGGGCTCCCGCCCAGGACGACCGCGAAGTCGATCAAGGAAATCATTGGACTCAACGACCGCCAGGTGCAGGCTGTGATCAATCGTCGCGCTGCTCTTGTGGGTCAAGGTGTCAAAGGTGCACGACTCGAAGACATCATGAGTCAGTTCACGTTGAAGCAGTTGAAGTATCGGAGCGAGACAATCGCACGTACTGAGGCGATGACTGCTAACAACCGAGGGCTGCTCGAAGTCGCAAATCAGAATGCTGACAAAGGTTTGTACGATCGAAAACTAGCCCAGAAAGAATGGATCGTCACGCCATACGATCGAGTTTGCAGAATTTGCAGGCCGATGGCTGGCGCTAAGGTTGGCATCGACGAAGATTTCTATGTAGCTAAACTTGGGATCAACATTGCGCATCCACCCGCGCATCCAAATTGCAACTGTGGTTGGGCGGTAGTGTTATTGGAGGGAGCGGTATGACATTCGAGGCAACTTGGTCAGATCTATCGAGGCAGTACCGCCGCAAGGCTCGTGCATTGGAACCACTGGGACCGATCATGAAGGAAGCGATCGACGTTAAGAAGAAAGCCTACAAAGAGGGTGTCACCCTGGGGCGGAGTCTATTACTTAAAGCGATCGAAAACGTTGAGCGGTTCATCCCCGAAGCTGGCATCCACATTCACCGATTAGATCGAGACGGTAAGAAGTCTCTGTTCGATGGTCGGCACACTCACCTATTCATACTCCCCGATGGCACGACTGTCATAACTGAGGATGACGGCGGTCACGAGCACATGTTCGGCAGCGAGATTGTCGATATTGTTACCGAGAGCGGCGGTCACGTTCACAAAATCATTATGCCAGATGGGTCGGAGCTCACGACCAAGGATGATGGCACCGGCATCCACGATCACCAGTTGCTAGTGAGGACTTCTGCTTACGATGGGATTCATATACACACACTCGTTCTCGCTGATGGTACTGAGATCGAATCATTATGGCCGGGGGAATTTTGGGATGTTCTGTCCGAAACACCTGACGCAGTGTCTTCATTCGATTTATCGGACGACCTTGCAAAATCTCTTCCTCAGAAGATCCGTGATGGTGATCCTGGCAATCCTGTTTTGGACGACGCTCTCCAAGATAGCCTTATAAATAAAGCCGACGGGTACGAGCCGTTCCAACAGATCAGATTACAGAAGCCAGCGTTCGCCACACCTGTGATGAATGTGCCTTTGATCGATCTCGATGAACCCTGGGCATGGTCGCAAGTCAGGTTGCGGGTTGGGGTCCATCCTGTGATGGTCGGACGCCGCGGGATCATGGAGAAAAAAGGCAACCAGGCGCGCATCTGGTACGAGGACGAATTCGGGGTAGACAGGCTAGGCGATTACCTAGAGGAGAAGGCGGCAGTTCTTGCCGTTGAACACGATTTCTCGGCAGAGATCTACGCTGTACCTAACGGAGATTCCTTCAAAATTTTCCTTTTCGACCTTCTCTACTGGGGACAGGACTTAACACCTCTGGGGTTCGAAGATCGCCGCAAGCATCTAATCAACTTACATACCGACAACTTCACTGAAAATAGCAGGTTGGGACTTCTTGATGTACGATGGATCAATAGCATCTCGGAGTTGGATGGAGCGGTCAAGTGGGCGATAGCGCCTGGGTTTAGTAACGGCGCACTACTGAAATCAGCTGGTGGCCAATACGAACTCAACACAGCCCAGACCGGATGGTACGGATTGCCGGAAGAAATGGTAGTCGTCGAAAAGGAAGATGACACTCTAATCGCTGCGGCACTAGGGTTTAACGTAAAGGAATCACAACCCGAAATAGGTGAGCCTCTACGGATTTGCAAGGAGCAGGTCAAGCCCAAACCGGACACCTTCGAAAAAGAAGTTAAAGTCCAGATCCTGAAAGCCGACGAAGAACAACGGTTCGTGTTGGGCGTAGTCCTAGAACCACTTGAGGTTGATGCACAGACTGACATTATTATACCGCGTGAGATTGAGAAAACTGCGTGGGCATTTCTTGCAGATCATAGGGTAGTTGGTTTAAGACATAAGATCAGAGCCGACGCCAAAGTCGTAGAAAGTTATATCGCCCGAGTCGATTTCGAGTTAGATGGAGAAAAGGTCAAAAAAGGGAGTTGGTTGCTTGGAGTTATCATTGACGATCTCGAAATCTGGGAAGCAGTCAAGAATTTTGATATCAACGCCTTCTCTATTGGCGGTTTCGCCCGACGTACGGAGCTGAAATAAAATGCCACTCACTCTACTATCCGATTACACAGGTTATGAAGCTTCATTGGTGCCGAAAGGTGCCAATTTAAAAAAGAGGTTTTTGGTCGTCAAAGAAAATGGAGATACTTGCATGAAAAGTTTGTTGGAGAAGATCCTGAAAGCGGATCTCAAGGACGAGGACAAGGTCGACGAAGTCGCCAAAAACCTCGATCTTGGAGAAGAGGAGGTCAAAGTTCTAAAGGCCGTAATGAGAATGGTGGGCAGCGATGATTCGCCGCTCAATAAAGCCAATCTCATGAAAGCACTTGAGAGCCTTGGCGGAAAAGAAGTGAAGAAGGAGGGCGATGAGAAAACGCCCGAAGAGATCAAAAAGGCAGAAGAGGATGAGGCTGCGGCGGCTGCTGCAAAGAAAAAAGCCGAAACTGAAGCTGTCGACAAAGAGGGCAAAGGAGGTGGAGATATGCCCAAGATTCCAGTTATGAAGGAAGATGGATCATTCGATCTATCAGGCGTAGACGAAGCCTTGCGACCATCGCTCGAAGTCGTTTGCAAACAAGTTCAAGCTTCTAATACCGCATTGGCGGCACAGACAGCGAAGAACATCACCCTAGCCGATGAGCTGAAAGCCGAAAGGGACGCTCGCGTGTTGAAAGAGTACGAGGCGAAAGCAAATGCCTTGGGACACGAAGGCGAAGAGGGCAAGAAAATTGCCCGCGTTCTCAAGTCAGCGTATGAAGTCAGCAAGGAGAACGGCGAAACTACTGAAGCTGTCCTCAAGTCCGCTCACGAAAAAGTCGAGAAGGCTTCTGTCTTCGAAGAACTTGGAACTGGCGGAAGCAACCAGACCCGCCACGGTCAAGGTGCTTGGGAGAAAATCGAGAAGGCCGCTGACGACATCATCAAGGACAGCGACAAATCAATCACCAAGACTGCCGCGATCGACCTAGTGTTGAAGCAGCACCCTGAACTGTACAAAGAGTACGAAGCTGAGAAGCGGAAAGGGGTTGCATAATGGCTACTCAACAACCAGGTTTTAGAATTGGTCACGAAGACGCTGCGGCGGATTTGAGCGCGAAGCAGTTCTTCTGCGTCAAGTTCACATCCACCGGAGTCAATCTTGCGGGAACGGGAGAGGCCATTGATGGCATTCTTCAGGACAAGCCCGTATCTGGCCAACCTGCTGATGTCATGGTTACTGGTGTCTCGAAGATCGTAGCATCTGCCGCACTTGCTAAAGGTGCGTTGGTATCTTGCGATGCAGCTGGCAAGGCGAAAGCCGCAGCGACTACCGAGTACATCATTGGCCGTTTGTTGGAAGCATCTGGAGCCGATGGCGACGTTGTTTCTGTATCGATAACTCGTCCAGGCCGATTGGCTTAAGCGGCATTAGAATAGGAGTATTAAATGCCACAACCTACGCTAAGTGACGTTCATGTCAATCGACCCCTGACGAATATCTCGATCGCCTTTATCCAGGCGGCAGAGGACTTCATCGCGGATCGAGTTTTCCCGAACGTCCCAGTTACCAAGAAGTCGGATCGGTACTTTGTTTATGACAAAGATTTCTGGTTCAAAGATGAAGCCGAGAAGCGCGCCCCAGGCACAGAGTCTGCCGGTACTGGTTTCGAGGTTGACAACACTCCAAACTACAACGCTGACATTTGGGCGTTGCACAAGGACGTGGATGATCAAACTCGTGCCAACACCGATCAGCCTTTGGATGCGGACCGTGATGCTACCATGTACGTCACGCAGAAGCTTTTACTTCGCAAGGAGAAGATCTTCACCGCAGCGTATTTCACAACCAGCATTTGGACTGGATCAACTACTGGTGGTGACATCACCCCAGGAACGAAGTGGGACGTTGCATCTTCAACTCCGATCGAGGACGTTGATGCGCAGCAGGACGCCGTCAAGGAAAAGACTGGCTTCCGTCCAAACGTTCTAGTAGTTGGCCCAGGCACTCACCGTGCCCTCAAGAATCACCCGGACATCCGCGATCGGATCAAGTATGTGCAGAAGGCGATCCTAACGGTCGACCTGCTCGCAAGCTTGTTCGGCGTGGACAAGTATCTCGTTGCAAATGCAACCGAGAACACCGCGACGGAAGGAGCCACTGGTTCTTTCTCATTCCTTTATGGCAACAATGCCCTATTGGTCTACGCGGCTCCAAATCCTGGCATCATGATTCCTTCAGCCGGATACACCTTCTCTTGGACTGGATACTTGGGCGCGACCCAGGCCGGTACTCGAATGAAGAAGTTCCGAATGAATCACCTGGAGTCAGATCGTGTCGAGGGTGACATGGCGATCGACATGAAACAGATCGCTGCTGAGTTGGGCGTGTTCTTCTTGAACACATTGACGTAATAACTTCTGGAAGGAGAACCGAGATTTGAGTGCAGCAGAAGATTATTATTGTTTGCGGAATTTCAGAGGTCCCGATGGGGATGGGGGAGTCGTTGATTATGTCTACGGCGATCTCGTCCCCAAAGTTACTACCTGGCCAACATTCAAATCACTCAAGAACATCGATTGGATTTCTGCAACGAAGCCAGTCGATCTTCCGGGTGACAAGAAGGCAAAGGTTTTGACTCTTCCGAAAGGTGTGACCGTCGATCCAAAGAAGGTCGCCAAGAAGAAATCGCCGGCCAAAAAGAAAGCCGCAAAACGCAAAAAGTCCAAGACCGTAAAAGCTAAGGGTGGATCTGTAAGCTGCCCGCAATGCGATCGGACGTTCGCGTCTAGTCGTTCAATGAAAGTCCATGAGAGGTACCACGCATCGGATGGCTGAGGATAAGAAAAAAACTGGTTGGTCGTACAGCGGTGATCCATCCCAGAATGATAAGGACTTTGTCCGGTTCACTATTGGGGACACTGATGTCGATCGGCCGTTGTTGCTCGATAAAGAAATCCAGCATCTTGTCACGGTCCACGGTAGCGCCTCTCAAGCATCTATCGCAGGTGCTAGGGCTCTCGCAGCAAAATTTTCCAGGCAGTCCGACGAAACCGTCGGTTCTGTCTCGAAAAGTTTCTCTCAGCGAGCGAAGGCTTTCCTCGACTTGGCAAAGAGTCTACGATCGGCCTCTAACAGAAACGGAGTTCCTTATGCAGGTGGGATTTCCGTAGGCGACAAGCTCTCCAACATCCAAGACGATGACAGAGTCAAGCCAGTCTTTACCAAGCACATGCAAGACAATCCACGCAGGACTGAAATCACCGACGAAGATATCGACGATCGCTCTTCAAACAACTAAGGGGGATCGGTGCCAAAGGTAAATAAAACGACTGACAAAGACTTGGGGGCCATTCGGATCATCCAAGAGGCGAAAACCGCCAACACTTCCTTT